AGAGGTTGACATACAAAGGCACGATACTGACCGTGATCCCCTGTTAACACTGACATTGTGATTACCTCGTCAACAATTCCGGGCAATTCACGGCCAGTTTTACTTCCCTCAATTTGAAGGGAGTATTGCTTGCGTCCGTACTCATCAGTAATCTCGTCAAGAATTCCAACAAAGATTACGTTCTTAGAACGGATGTGTTGAATGTGGGTTAGCCATGACATCATCTCACGACCATGCAAACCATACGCTGCACGAGTGTCTAGCTTACCAGATCGGTCAGACCGCACTTCTGGCTGTTGTAAACACCACTGGAAGCACAAACGGCCTGCAACGGTAATTGAGTCCACAAACAATGTATCATACTTCTGCCATAGGTCTGAGTTGTCCCCATACATCTGCGCCACATAATTATAATGTGATTCGCTATATGGCTGATCTTCTGCCAACGATGGGTTTGCTCCACCTAAGAAGCAAGCAAGGTCACGACACTCTGCCCATGTTCTAGGGCGAACGACATCAATAGGATGCCCCTCAATAGCTGTATCCCCTGCTTCCAAGTCCATGAACAAAGTTGTTGATGGATTAAGAGTTCGAGCAAGTGTGGTTTTACCCACACCGCTTGCGCCACAGACTACAATCTTGTGGCCTTTCTTCTCAGCGATACGCTGATCTGCTGTGATAATTTGTAAAGCCATTATTCCACCTCCTCTACTGTAACTCTGCCTACCTCTACGGTACGGCACCCTTCAAGCTCATCCTTGATTGCAGGAGGAGCGGCTGTAAATTTGCGCTCTTCTACAGCAAACGTCAGCTTGCCATAGTGTTGCGCATTTTCTGGTGACATGTTGTTAAGCGTGTCACGCAGCCCGTCTTGATCCCATGTGACCTTCTTGCCCACAGTGACTTTTAGACGTTGGTTTCCCTCAGTGATTTGGGCAGTACCAAAGTCTTTACCTTGCGAGCGCAGTACGTCTTTTGCCACTGGTAGAAATGTATCAGATAATTGTTCTTCAACGTCTTTCAGTTCAAGACGCATCTCATTGATAACGTGCTTTAGTTCTTCTCGACGTTCGAATAGCTCACGACTGTTCATGTCGATTCCTTTCCGCTAAATTACTAGAACCCTACCTATCCCATAGGGAGTGGGACATGTCAATAGCTTTTTTTAGATAAAAATATTTCTATGCCAAGACAAGCCTTCATGAGCTTTTTCTTTAGCTTAAACTCAGGCGTCTCAACGCCCTTGGCGTCTTCAATAATTGTTTCCCAATCACCGTTGGCATTTTCTTTCTCGTAGCGGAAGTCAGCAATGTAAGCGCATATCTTCTGATCGTTTACCAGTAGGTTAAACCTGACCTGTAGCTCAAGATTGCGCACCCTACCCGCACGCTCAAGGCTCTTTATATATAAATATCGTTCTGATTCCCACTTGGAGTCGAACTTAATTCCTTGCACAGTTACTTTCTTGTTTCCGTACTTGGGTCTTGACCCACGCCGCTTGGGATTATATACAGTAGGAAAAGTCATTTATGGGAAGGAAACTCCATGCCAAACCCCGGAAAATATAAATCCGTAGGTGTTTCGATTGAAGCGTATGATAAGCTAGTCTTTGTTGCAGAGCACGAAGATCGTGCTATCGGGCGACAGCTTGCACGCATGATTGATGAAACATACGAGGATATCCAAGTGCGTGTCAACGCCAAGCCTAATTACCGTCCTCCTGTTGGAATAGGCGGCTTGGCGTCAGTCATCGAAGACTAAAGAAGTCCAGCGTTACCTAAACCGCCCAGTAGTGTTGCTGCCACTGCTGGGTTTTCGCGTGCGCGTTTTCTAAGCTCGCTCTGCACGTTTCTTTGCAACATTTGAATTGGACCCATGGGTTCTGTTGATACAGAAGGCATTGATACTTCAGGAACAGGAATGCTTGGCATTCTGAGAGGAGGTTGAACATTTGTTCGGGTTTGACCGGGCTTCTCATATGATCCAAGTCCCGCAGCGCGAGGTGTAACATTTTTAAATGCTCTGCTGCTTTGACTTGCTGCTGATGTAATTGGTTTAATTATTCTTCCTGCTTTTGATGCTGCGGCTCCAACATCTACGCCTTCTTCGACCAATGATTCGTTTAAAATATTTATCATGGCTTGTGATTGATTCTCAGGATTATTCCCTGCGGCACGGCGAAATTGCAAATATCGTTGAGCAGTTCCTTTTGATCCTAGCACGTTTGCAAACACTTTGATTTTACCAATTGAGCTAAGTGTGTTTATAGGGTGTTTAAACATGTTCGCCCAAAGTGATCCCGCTGCAATTGAGCCTTCTTTTCCAACATCGCCAAGATCAACTAAATCGTCAGCAAATCCATACAAAGCATCAGAAGTGTCCTCTCCTAATATCTGTCTTAATGTGCCACGCTTATAACCCGACAAAGTGTCCCTCAGTGAGCTTGCCGCTTGTGGGCTTGCGAACACTTGATCATCCACAACAGACAAAATGTCTTGCAATACAACACTTTTCATGTTGTCTTTCATTTGTGGATTTCCATCAAAAAATTTCATTATTTTTATGACTTCACTTTGAGTGAGGTTTGGACTTGTTAAAGCCTTAACAACAGAGTCATAGTTTTCGTAAGTCCCAGCGTTAATATCTTTAATTACGGTAGTTTTTAAAGCGTCATTAAGCTCGTTTTGTTTAGCTAACATATTCTGCATAGACAGAACTATGCTTGATTCACCACCCGCCGCATCAGTCGCGTTTTGGACATCTTCAATAGAAATTCCTTTGCGAGTGTGAGCGCCACTTATATCTTTAGCAACTCTTTGAACTTGGCCCCATTCATCACCAAACAAAACACGACCTGTATCACCTAGCTTTTTAACATGGTTGTAAAACTTACGACCATCAAATTTAGTTGGGTCTACATCGTTTCTTCCTGCGAAGTCCAAGCCATCTTCCAAGTATCTGCGAGCAAACATATCGTTTAAGGCATTGGGATTATCAGAGGCATCCAGCACAGACTGAAGACGCGCTGGAGAGTTGGCCTTAATTACCTTATCATAAAACTTATCAGCTATTTCTCTTGCGCCATATCCCTCAAAGTCTTGGAGATTATCAACTGATCTAATGATGCTTAAATCAGCGAGCTTGTCGTATTTCTGCCTAAACTCACGATAGTTCTTCATGGCAAATTTTCTTTGAGCCGCTGCCTCTTTAAGAAGAATTTTGTCTTCTGCAAAAAGACCCGTTGTGTTTATCCTAATGTCATCTATGATGTTGTCTCCATCCATCATCTCATCAATTTGTTTTCGCACTTTATCTAAAATGTTACGCCCCTTAGTGGTAACATTGCCTCCAAAATAAAGACTGTCATTTATTTGCTTTCGCAAAATAGCCATTTCATTAAATGTTGCACCACCGCCGCTTGTTCCACGCAAAAAGACTTCTGCGCCGTCAACAGCAGGATCAGCTAAGTTACGCATTTCATTCATGTAATCTGTAAGTTGGTTTTTTATTGGAGTTACGTTAAATATATCTAGCTGACCCCCCTTCTTCATAACTTGTCTGCCGCTCGCACCCCTTACAGTCGATTGAATTTGATTAAGCATGTCATCTATAGCGCGGAAGTTAGAAACAGCATTCTCATTTCCAGCTTGAAATGCTTTCGTTATACTGCTTAAAGCCTGTGTGTTTAATGGAATGGACTTGTCATAAGAAGAAGACATTAAATCCATTGCATCGTCTACGGCGTTAAAAATACCTTTTTGCGCATCGTTTCTAGCTTTTCTGAGCCTTGCAAATGCAGCAGGAGCATACCAAACAACATCTTCACCTATTTCACTTGCAGCGTCATCGTTAATTCCATCAAGAAACTTTGCTTTGTCGATCAACGCTTGGTTCGTATTGTTGTCAATACGTCCCATCACCTTGCCTGCGTTTTCAACAAACTTTTGACCATAAGCAAAGGGTTTTGGAGCGTCCATTGCCTCAAGAGATGGAAGGTAATTACGATCTACAAGGCTTTGCATTCTGGCTATACGCTCTTGAGCTAATTCTTCTGCTGGACTTCGCCCTCCGACGCGGCCTGCTACGTTCTTGCCAGCGCCTATTATGCCTCGTCCAGCGCCGATAATCGCTGCGCCTAATACTTCACCGCCAGCGCCTATAACGCCTTCTATGGCTACGTCACGGGCTACTTCGCCGAAGTCTTGTGTCTGCACGCCATAGAATGACTCAAGAGCCTCTTCCAGTGACTGACCAACCATTGCGCCAATACCAGCACCAGCTACAGCACCAAGGCCGAATGATGGCCCCCCACCGATTATAGCGCCTGCTATAGAACCAACAGTTTCTGGAACAATTCCCGCAAAGTCAGAGAAGTCTCTCATGCTAAAACCCTCATCTTCGATAATAAGGTTTTTTCCGATAGGCTCCATGCCGCGAGCTTCCTGACCAGATTGCGTTAAAGCAAGCTGACCTGATGGATCACGCACATAGCCATCGTCTCCTACCAGCCTTGATAAGATGGCCTCACGATCACCTTCTGTCTCGCCAAAAGACATAAGAGATCGGAGCTTGCCATCTGCGCCTTTTGAGTAATCGAACCTTTCACGGTCACGCCCTGTACGTTCATCGACTAAAGTTTTTAAATCCTTACCTGAATTGATAGAGGAAAACTGAAGTGAGCTTAAAAGATTAGAAACATCTTCATTTGGCAAATTATTTTTTATAGCGCGATAGGCTTCTAATTGTTGACGATCATTAAAAGCTCCAGACTTTATACCGCGATAAAGGTTTAACTCTATTCTTTCGTCCATTATTGATCTCCGCTACCTTTTTTACCTTGATATGCAGATAGTTCAGAAGCCTCTTCTTCACTAAGAGGCTTCCCTGCTTTTAAACCATAATCTGTACCAGTGTATTCACCCAAGCTCGTTAAACCCTGATTAATATCGCTTTCAGCCCCAAGAATTATATCGTTAAACAACTCATTTATTCTTGCTCTCGTTGTTCTAATATCTCCAGTGGCTTTAAGTTGGCCAACAATTCTTTCAACTCTCTCCCTATCTCCATCAGAGATAGTTTTACCTGATTCACCAAGTATGTCTGGCGCTTTTTTCATAGCAATGTTTTCTAATATTCTGATAATTGTATCTGTTTCTGTTTCCTTTTCACCAATTTTTACACCAAAAGCAGAAGCAAGAGAGTTAAGTTTATCAACCCCATAAGTAAAAACATTCCTATTTTCAGAAGTTAATATACCAAGTTCAACAAATTGGTCTTTTGCTTTTACCAAATCACGGGACATGCGAAGTAATTGACCTTCAGCAAGTTTTAACTGTGTGGCATCTCTTACTACATATTCTCCTTCTTTTGAAGTTCCGGGTAGTCCGTAAGATACATCAATTTGTAATAAAGGGTCTTTATTTTCGTAAATTAAACTTCTCGTTTGAACACCCGTATCCCAAAGTTTAGAAGCATCTTCTGTTTTTAATGCTTCTTCAACTACGGTCCCCCACATTGATCCGGGCAATATATCAAATTGTTCTCTAAACTTAGGGTCCATTTGCAATGCGTTAAGCTCAGACCTATTTAATGTTTCTAACTTACCTTGGCCGTTCGCTACTGAATTAACCAAGAAGTCTACTACATTGTTTGCCTTTGGAACGATGAAGTAATCTGAACGCTGCATAGATTTTTCTTTAGCGGCCAGTGCAGCCGCTTGATCTGAATTGCGCATCTCAATAGCATACTTGCCAGCCGCTCTGCTCTCCAAATCAACTTTTTCACGCGCTTTAATTAACTCAGGCAATGCCTTTTCTGAGGCTTGGCCTAAAGTTGTCATCATGCCGCTAAAGCCTTTGCCGCCCATTTGGTTCTGCATCATAGTTGCGCCAGCCGCCATGAGAGCCGCACCAGCATTTATTTTCCCCGGCGTTTTTATTCCTGTGGCTTTAAAAAACTCATCTTTGTATTCTTCTATGTCACGAACTTTATTTGTTTCAGGACCTTTGCCGCGAACACCGCTAATGAAATC